TGGTCTTCCTGTGATGAACTTATAACAAAATCAACGTCACCATACTTACGTATATTGTCGTAACGCCTATCATTATAAGGTTTAATTATAAAGTTATATGGAGACTTCATCAGAAATCTATGTTATACTCAATAGATATTGGCATTGAATAAGAGAAACTTTTCCACTTAACAATCTCTTTATCTTGATTTAATATATATATAGATATTGATGAATCTGCCTCCATTAATATTGTATAAATGGAACCGTTTCCTCTTAAAACATCTTGACCTACCACATAGTGCATTGACTTCATGTAGTCAGGACCTATTGATATTTTTCTAATTATATTCACCTGTTTGAAGATTGATTTTAATGTCTCCGTACTTAGAGACTAACTCGTCTTGAAACTGTGATAAATCAAATGCAGATGTTTCTAGATTGGCTAGTGATGACATCTTTTGGCTTTTCATTCGTTCAAACGATACCTCGATGTCAGCGATTTGGAATTTAAGATCTCTATAAGTTTGATTCAAAGATCTTAACTTGTCTAACTCTTCTTGAGTAATTTTGTTTTCTTTTTCCATTTTATTAAATTTAAAATTATGTCACAAATATAGTAAATTTCTGTGACAAATCACATAGAAATATACCAAGTTGTATTAGCGTTGTTGTACTGAAAACAAACTGGAGTGTTTGTTGTTAGTGTAGATGGAGCTCCAACAATAGATCCACCAGGTGTTACCCAAGTAGTAGTAGCTCTAGTTGCAGTAGACATGATAACATACTTAAGACCGTCAATATTAGCACTAGCGGTTGGTAATGTAACGGCAAAGTTAGCACCAGCTATTCCAGTAAAGTATGTATTTATGTTTGAAATAGTATACGCAATCAATGTGTTTGTAGCAACAATCGAAGGCGCTTGAGTAATATTAACTACATCTTGAAGTCTAAAATTAACTGTATCTCCAGTTGAATTTTGAGTTCCAAACAATAAATCGTTTACACTTGGTGATTGAGTTTGATAGTTTCCTGCTTTCATCGTCCTTGTCCTTTATATTTTTTCTTATAGTTCTTTGATGTCTTTAAAAAAGATGTCTTAGTCTTGGCGTGTACACCAGGTCTTTCAACATGTTTTTTCTCAAATGATTTTACATCTAATATTTTCTTGCTCATCTGTTTCTAAGTGTAAAGTTAATAAAAGTAATTGAATAAAAATTTCTGAATACGTCAACGTCAATAGCAAAGAATCTTATAGGACCTAGTATAAGTCTTGCACTCACGTGTCCCCATATTTCTACAAACCAATGACTCTTGAATTTCATAAGCTCTCTAGCATTTGAATCATTCGTGGACAAGGATAGATGTCAGCCTTATCCTTGCGAACTGAGTTGTGCGTATATATACCTGGAGTTCCTTTGAATGCCTCTTTATCAATGGCAAATATTTCAGATCTATACTCCTTTGGTATGTTGTATGTTTTGCATAGATACTCTACAAGTTGTCTGGTAGATTCAATCTGCGCATCTGTGTACTTGTACCAATACAAGTTTCCTTTGTATGGTTTGTCTAGTGTAGTAACCATAGATGGGTCTACAGCTTTTTTAACGTAATTGTAGTACTTTCCGTCCTTTAGCTTTAATGGACCCCAGTTGCACACCTCAATTCCTACGGATAGTTTATTAAGATTCTGATACTTTGCACCATTCTTGATAAAGTCTTCTGCGTCAATGCCCAAGTGCCATGCCCAGTGTCTAGATGAGAAACACTGAACAATAGTTCCTCTTTCACCTATAACAAAGGCAGTAGCTATTCTGGTCTCGTTACTATTCCAAAATCTTGATACAGCCACAGCGTCACCACCACCTGCTGTGTGGTGTAAGTATATCTGTGTCTTTTTACTGTCCTCTTGAAAGTACTGGTCGTCAGATAGTCGGGCCTGTACTATCTTGGTTATGTCTAATTCCATCGATGTCATTTTTTATTTCTTTTGCTCTTGCAAATAGGTTTTTCATAGCCTGCCATAGGTCAAGGCCTTTGACTGCTTTGTAGTTTTCGTTAATGCTCATTACCTCAATACTTATAAGTATTAATGAAACAACCTTTGTCAACATTATGTCAACAGAAAAGAATTGTTTCATTATGTCGTTCATGATAAAGTGATCAATCAAGAAAAATGTAACTAGAGTCACTTGATACAAGGCCATTTTTGATGCTATAGCACTAGCTCCTCTGCTTGTTACAGGGATCTTGTTTTTCTTAGCCTTCCATATTCCAGTTACGGTATCTAGACCTATAACAAAACCTATAAGCATAGAAAGCCCAAATATGGGCATAAAGAATGTTGTTATTGTCATTATAATTTGAGGCGCAAACTTTTTAAATGATGCTGCTAGTATGATTAGTTGTATTTTCATGGAATAGGTACAATGCTTTTTTTGATGATTTTTACTATGACATATATTAATATAATTATAAATAAAATTCCACCCAATACAGCAAAGAAATTAACCCACCATGGTATATACTTTATACGCTCTGGCTTCTGTGTTTTAGTTACGATCTCTGTCTTGTAAATGGTGTTTCCTTTTATTGTTCTGTATATAGTATCAGTTCTAGCAATAACCTTGTACTTATTATTTCTTATTCTAGACTGTAGCTTTATTATTGTCCCATCTTTTTCAGATAGTCTACTCGCGTATACATTCCCTAATGAATCGCAGAAAAGGGTGTCCTCTATAAATACAGTTTCTCCTGGAAGCTTTATAGTCGTATCGCGATATGCAATAGTTGTAACTGTGCTATCTTTCTGTGTACATAGTGGACAGTACTTGGCTAATCTCTTCTCGATAGAACACGAATAGATCGATAAAAATAAAAGAAATGCGAGTATATATTTCATACTCACAAAGATAACTATTTTAATTCATAGTATATTTCCATTGTATCATCTACTAGAATGATACCCTTATCCGTTTCTACGTGGAGCTGTGTATCACTGATGACCTCAATTGGTCCTGTTATTGTGTATGTCTCTCCGTTAATATTAAACATAAGCAAATACTTTGAATAGGTTTATGTTAGCAACATCAGCAATGTTTTGGCATTGCATGGTAAATATAACGTAATTATTTACTGACTTATTAAAGGCTACGTTGACAATGTTACCTGTGGTGTAATCTGAGAAAGCAGCATTAGAATAGCTAGTCAAGTTAGTACCATCATAACTAAAATTACGCTCAACATAACCTGTCTGATGTCCGTTGTTCATTGTAAAGTTAGTGTTGAATAATGTAGCACCTGTTAAGCTGTTGGTAGTGTTGAAGTAGATACGTCCATACAGCTGCCCTACGGCCCCACTAACTCTGTACATCCTAAATATTAACTGTAGTATATTGTTTGTACCTAATGTGTTGGCAGGTATCAATAGTGAATGACATATAGTGATAGTTGTGTTTGTAGTATTAATACCTAGAATACCACTAAACCCCATTAGCTTTGGTCCTATGCTAACATTCCCACTGCCTACCAATGAGTTTCCATTGACTGTCTTTATGTTAGTGCCTGATACTAGAGTATCCTGCTTGCCATTGAATGTAGTCCAATTAGCACTGCTCAATGCACCCCTATTTGTAGCAGATGCTGTAGGTATATTAAACTGATGGTTAGTACCACTAGATGCTACGTTGAAGTCAGTACCTGTTGTGCCTGTGCTAATGGTTTGAACAGCACCACTCAAGCCATTCAATGCAGTCATACCTGTACCTGCCATTATACCTGCCTGTTGAGTGACAGTAAAGATAGCTGATGCTGAAGATGGAGAAGGGCTTACCGCAGGATAGAACTTCATGCTAACATCCAAGTCAGTTGCACTCCAATAAAGCTCGTAATAGTCCCCACCCACTGCATCTAGCAAGTAGTTCCATGATGTAATTACGTGACCTGGTGTTCCACCATGAGAAGAGATAACAGCTACAAAGCCTGCACTACCTGTTACATCTGCACCATTTTTTCTAAGCCATATAGTAACATCATGCTCTTGAGTGTCTAAGTTTTGAAATTGGAAAGAAAATTGCAGGTTATAGATTCCTGTATTAGCTATGGTTATCTCAGTGTCGCTGTTGACTGTTATCCCATTGCTATAGTCTAAAGTTCTAAACTTAGTAGCTTGACCTACATTAACAGCTAATAATGGCTGTGTGATATCATCCTGGTATTGTGCATAGTATCCAGTTGGAGTTGGGGTTGTATTACTTCCCCACTTTAATCCTGTAGAAGTTGTGCTGTCAGCTAGTAAAACTTGAGTATTTAATCCAACTGGCAATCTCGTATCTGCTGAAGTATTATGAGTAAATAAATCCCCTTTTGTTGTTAGTGGACTAGATCCTCCTCCTCCTCCAGTAGTCTTTGGCTTACCGTCAGATCCGTTTACCTGTAGTCCATGAGGTCCAAATATATTGCCATTCTTGTCGGTTACTTGCATCGTAAGAATGATAAGTTAGGTCCCTCTTCACCACTAATTATAAATGTTGTGTTTGCGTCATTAGTTGTGGCTATTAACTGGTCATCCTTGTGTAGTATGTAAACCATGTCGTCAGTCACAGTGTCGCCCATTGATAGTGATAGCGTATATATGTCTGTTGTTGTTGATGTTGATGCGTCATACTTCTGTAGAAGTACCTCGTAGTTGCTAACAGCATTAGAGAATCTCACATAGTTTATGGCGCACACGTTCTGAGTTCTACACTCGTATAACGTTGTGCCAGTTAAGCCAACAGATCCTTCGTTGCTAATAAGAGCCATACTACCAAAGAGCTACGATACCAGTTGCAGATGTTGTAGATGCAAATACTCTGATAACTTGGATAGGTAGAACAACTCCAGCAGGAACAGCGTTAAATGTAACGTCATCTCCTCCAGCAGTTAAAACTCTAATAATACCACCAGAACCAGAGTAAAGTACACATGGCCATGTCTCTGTTGGATACCCAACATAAGGAATATTGGCGGTGTCGCTAGGAGTTACTGCCGCAGCTCTAGATTGTTGTAGTTTTTGATATGCCATCTTTAGTTATTTTTTTGTGCTTTTACCATTTGCTCCGTTTCTACCCCTATTGATAGAAGGAGACTCAAGTACAAATTTACCATTTTTTTTCATACTAACATCAGCGCCACCTTTTCCGTCAATATCTCTCTTCCTTCTCTCCTTGGTGTGCTCTGCTCTGTACTTCTTCTCAGAATCGCTCTTGTTAAGCTCCCTCTGATACTCTCTCCTCTTCTCCGCTGCCGTTGGATTTGCTGCGTAGTACTTGGATGTCTTG